CGAGTTTTGCCGACTTGGTTATCAAGTCATCAATGGAATTGAGGTCTTTAATCTTCCCCTTGATAACTTTCCCGGATTTAACCAAATCTTCCAGATCGTCCGGGTCATCCAAACCGTTGTCCTTCAAAAGTTTTTGTAGTTTGGCGTTCGCCGCCTCAAGCGTCTTTTTCTCTTGAAGAAACCCCTTAAGTCTCTCATCTTTGTGCCAGGGCTGGTTTTCGGTGGATGAGTCCGCTTTCGCATCCGTTTCTTTGACGGGAGGTTGGCCGTCTGCCTCTTTGGATACGGAGGACGAGTCCGTGTTTTCGTCCGTTATATTTGCTGTATTCATTATGTTTTTCTCCTATGATTTTATGTTCATGCGTTCAGGACTACCCTGAAGGAATGACAAAAATAAAAAAGGCGACCCCGATTTCTCGGAAAGTCGCCTTGGTTGTTCCAACAGCGTGTTGTAATTAAAGTTTTATAGTTTCATCAACATGTATTACCATCATTACACCCTTCTCAAAGGAAATGTTCACATGACCAAAGAATTCCTTCTCCATAAGTTTTTGCAATATGGCGATAAGTCTCTTTAGTTTATCCATTTTTCACCTTATTAGCCGCCTGTCGTGCCTCTATTTCATAGTCAATATGCAAATACCCCTTTGCAAGCGCCTGCCATAGATAACGGAAAAGAAATTTAACCTTACCGTCACGACGCCACTGCATTTTATGTTGATTCTCATGCGCCCTCCACCCGGGCGTTACCTCGGATTCATCGCACGAATAATAAGTCGTCTGCCCCAAAGTAATAGCCCACTCATCTTTACAGCCGATAGGTCTTGCCAGTTTTGCAATCCATGAATTGTATTTATCCACTATTTACCTTTCGTCTTCTTCTCAATAATCCATAACTGAATCATCGCGTCCCGTTTGGTCATGGGATTCTTAGAGAATCCTTGTTGATGGTTGGGACTTATTACTTTATACCCCGCCCCCGCCCGTTTTAGTTTGTATGGCATTATTTTGTTCCTTTATTCGCAAGTCGTGTTCATCAGCCTTACCTGCCGCATCGAGAAGCACCTTTGCTTTCTCAATATCTGTTTTCTTGGCGTTATTCTGTTCCCTCATCTTGTTCGCCATGAGATTCTGATGGGTTTTCATGGCCGTGGAAGCATCCGGCAACCCGGAAACCTCACCTTGCGGGTCAGGAGTAATGCCTATTTCAGTCAATACCTGCATTTGTTCTGTACGGGTCATTAACGGATACATCTTATCAATCTGGATATACTGCCTCATGTCCGGCTTGGCACTATCAATTTCCATCCTGTGCGTGTCTGCATGCCCCATAAGAATAACTTGCAACTGAGTAGGCAAAGAATCAAATTCTGTAGAAAGAGAAAACTTCTTATGCGTTTCATAGTGCACGGGATGATCGTCATATTTGAATAAAGGGTCTTCCTGCAAAACTTGGACGTTCCCATCTCCACCTTTTTCAACTATTTGAACCCTCGCCGTACCGCTAACAATCTCCGCGTTTTCACGCTCTGCCCGTTCTATATCGTGGTTCTGGTCATCGGTAAAACTTGCCATGCCAAACCGCCTAAAGATTTCCTCTTTCATCTGCGGATTCTGTGTCAAATCTCCAAAAACACCGAATTGCAACATATTAAGAAGAACTTGAGTCTGCCCTGACTTTGTTGATATTAACCCCGAATCCAACTCAAGACGAACATCGGTATTCCCCCTTAAATCAGACGATTTGAACTTCTTTATTTTTACCTCATTGCCCCGCCCGGTCATCTTCAATATCCGTTCTTCCTTGAAAATCTCCTGGGCAAGTAATATGCGTTTCTTGTAAGTCTTTGTCAGCGAACGATTAAACCGGTCAATGTCTGGTGCCTTGCCACGCTCAACCGTCTCTCGCAATGTATCGAGTTGTACCCCCGATGAACGAGAGGAAGGAGCCGCACCACGCATTACATTCTTCGGGTCTCCACCTGAATCCTGCATCTGTTCTTTCTGAAATTTACGTTCTTCAAGAACCTGAACCGGGAGGGGAGTCCCATTCTCCACCTGTGGTTTTTGCCCCATTATTGGGTTATACGAAAGCATATTGAACCCATGCCCACCCATTTCAACCTTCTTTAACCCAACATCACCAGGGACAAATACCAACGGGCGAGCCATACCTTGCCGATTGATTGCCAAGGCTTGGTCTATTTCGTTTATGGTATTCTGGGGGGAAATAAGATCGTTTACCGCCGCATCAGACCAGAACCTACCCGGTACAAAGTTGAAATGGAAATCGGTGAGGGTGTACATCCACTCCTCTGACGTCCCCTTTATCGGCATCCGATCACGTTGGTAGATGATTTTGCCGCCACATGATATGCAATAATACCCGTTCGGTCTGCGAAAAGTAGGTTTAAACTCTATCTCCTTGAAAAGGACAGAATCCTCATCTTCTGACTCAAGCCGTTGCATATCCAAAGAATGCCCCTTCCAAGGGGAAACGTCGGAAACGAGTTTAGTCAATCTCTTTTGGTAATCAATAAACGCCTTATCGTCGTTTTTACGCTCAATTTTCGTCTTAAACGTATCTTCCACCCATTCAGGGTCTTCAAGAGACATAATACCAACATATCGTTTATCTTCAAGACGGTCTCCAAGCGTGTCCAACCGGACATTGAAGGGAATTATGCACCGCGTTCCTACATCCCCCGTTTTCCATATTTCTTCTCCGTCAGTCACCCATTGCCCACCGTCAGCATCAGGAAAGGCGCGTATAAAACCAGTCCCGGATAGACAAAGCCAGATACAAACCTTTTCTACCTCGTCAAAAAAACCACCATCATGACTCTGATCCATCCAAGTCAGAAGGTTTTCCCCCAAATCCGCGGCGTCCCTATCCTCCTTCTCATTCGTATTAGGCCATATGCGCGGAACCATCTTCTGATTTAATAAAAGCGCCTTGGTTGACCTCACAAACTCCCTTATTTCGTTAGACACGGGGGTAGGTAAAAACTCTGTATTCTGCCGGCGCCGGAAAGAACCGGTAGAACGCAAATATTCAAGGTATTGTTCACCAGTATAATACAAGAGATTACGCCAAATAATACGCTCATTCTGTATCCTGGTAATATCATTCTGACTGTCAAATACCTTGCTACAGAACTGTTCCAGGCTTTCGGAAGATTTAAATATTTCTTCAGATTTCATATCGGGATACCACGTTCTTCTTCATATACCGGAGGTTGAGGATTATTAGCCTGCCCGCGTATTGTTTCCGCCTGTATAAAAGTCTCATAATTCCTGGACATGACACGATCCATCAAATCCCTTTCCCGCGATTCGTGAACGCCTTGAATGTGCCATATTAACCAACCCTGATAAACGATTACTGCTATAAGGGGCAATATCGTCCAAAAATAATTCATGCGCACCCCCCACAATCACGCCCTAAGTGACCGTCGAAGAACTTCATACTCCGAGCATCGCAACCGATGGAAACTAACGCTCCATCTATCTCCCATTGTTCATAATCATCCTGGAATAAAAACGCGCAATATATCATCCGACGTTCGCCAGGATCAAGCGCACGAAGGAAAACATCTTTTAGGTAGTTTATCCTCTCCTCCGCCGTATCCTCGCCAACCTTTACCTCGCCAATCTTCACCAGAACATTACCTCCGCCTGCTCCGCTCTTCTTACCTCATCCCATATAGCCGCCCGTTCCAACGCTGCTACCTCAGAAATATCACGGGGCGGACGCCTTGCCCCATCTTCCTTAACCGGCAACTGTGTCAATGGACGGTACATCATCAAAAGAGCAGCTTCATCACAAACATGATCCTCGCCGGAGCTATCAATGTCTTCAATATTATTAGGATCAACAATCACGCCGGGAACCGTCCTAATGAAATGCTGACAATTAGAATAAACCTGCAACATCGGGCGACCATTAACCTTGCCATCCTCATCGCGAGGAACCCTCAAATGCTCATGAAACTGCCGCCACTTCAATTCACGCGACGGATCACCCGGCCTTAAATGGATACCCATATTCATAAATATTTCAGCAGTGGAAGGTCCTTGACCTCCACCGCGATAATCAGGCTTCTTATTAAAACAAGTGGGATCACATAAACGGGTTATCTGCGGGTTAATCACCTTTGACGAACCAGCACCCTGCTCAACAATAAAACCCATACTCTGCTCGCGTTTAAATAATCCCCTCGCAAATCTCACTATCAGTCAAACCGTAACCCACTGTCGGGGGTGCCATTCCAACCATACCACTCATTAAACCGTATCTTCCGACCATCCTCGTCTATAAACCACCAACCTACAGAAAACGGCTTCCCAAAACCCCAGTCAAACGTCATATAAACCGGACGCCCCTCCGGGACTAACGGAACGGGTACCGGATCAATAACATGATACGAACGTGACCATTCCTGGAACGCCTGACCAACAAATACATCCCAAGAACCATCCTTGAAAGCAGCCCTCAAATGAGGCGGCAATGTCTCTAACATCTGCCAATATGCGGCGTCTAAATGCGGGTTATCCTCAGCCTTCGACGGGACATATGCAAACATCGAACGGTAATCAATAGGCTTAATGAACTCTATCGGAAAATCAGAATCCATCCATAACGCCTTGCAAAAGTTATGACCTAACCCTCCCGGATTCGTCGCCCCTATAAACACACATTCCGCATCCGTCAATCCAGGCCACCGCAACCGCATCCGAAGCTGTGTGAAAGTCTCAACATCATTCTTCGTTAACTCATCCACCAAAATAGCCGCCCATTCCGAAGACTGATACTTCGAAGAATCATCCAAATTCCTTAAACATATAATCCCTGAACCGTACTCAGGCGCTAATACATAACAACGACCATATTCAGCATGATCCGTGTACATCCGCCCTAAATATGAAGGAAACTCACGCGCTATCTTACTTATCTGCCTGTCCTTCAACGAAGGATAATCTTCACATGCCAACATCACCGTAACATGCTTCAACCCCTTCTCCGAAAACCACCTAATCAATAACCTTACTCCTACCCAACGAAGAAAATAACTCTTCCCTCCTCCTAACGCACCACCATACAATAAAAACTTTATGGCCTTACCAGGCGGATTATATAACGCCCAATCCAAATGCCGTACCGCCTCCATCTGACGCTCCGTAAACTTAGCTAAATCAACGTCAAAATCAAACGCAACCGGCTTCGGGGTTACATCCCCAGTATTCCCGCTAATCCCTGCCCTCTTCCTCCCTAATGACATAATAACCCTTGCAAACTATAACCAGATGAAGGAGATATGGTGATGGTACCTATGGGGTGGCTGTGGGGGCATCACCCCCCCCCATCACCGAAAATCCAAAGGGGGTACCTATCCCGCGCCTCTGCCGCTCCCCTCATATCCGCTACCTCANTCCCCACATCACCCCTCTACACACCCNCTACCCTCCACTTATNCNTGNTCNNGTCNGATAAGCACTATTATGTAAACTTGCGTATCTCTGTATCTCTGTGTAATTATTAGAGATGCTGTTTTTAACAGCGGTGGAGGGCATCACCTGCCACATTATGTTAACCATCTGGGAGCACCTCGATTACATCTCCCTCCACCTGTGCGATCCCCGCACAATCAGATAACTCGCCGAACCGGAGCAATCTGGCAACCTCCGGCGTGATCTCCAAAGTTACCCGCGTTAGATTGAGATATTGTGCGGATTGCGTGTGCGAGGGGTGGATACCCACCGATGTCAGTAATTGCCTCTCTGCATCGTGTCCGAGGTCAGCGTATGTCTTATAGTGGGCTGGCAGGTCTTGGCCTTGCAGCGCCTTGCTGAGTAGGTTGCCTGATAATGTTATCTTATCTATCTGATTTTGTACGGCCTTACCGACAGCCTCGTTGATGATCTTGCGT